ATCAAACTTGACATCAACATTCTCGACTCTAGGTTCGAAGGTATTAATAGTTTCCACCATGTCTAAAGCGACTCTTCTCATACCTCTATCCGTATTAAGTTCGAACAACAATCCTCGTACATTACCACCAAAGCCTGGTTTGAATGGCCTTTCGTATGCGTTAGTTAGAATTATGTTTTTAACTGCCCTTTTAACTGCATCACTATCCACCCTTCTTCCGACATCACCAGTAATTGGATGTGCTTTGAATAGTAAATCTAAATCTGAGTAAAGATTCGTTGTAGCGACTGTCTTCCCTTTAGGTTTAATGTTATTCATCTTCTATTTATACGATTCCAAGTTCGTTATTTTGAGTCTATACGAAAATAAGAGAGATATCTGTGTTTTCTGCTGGTGCAGTGTTGAATACTACTTCCTTTCCGCCAGTAATACTATTAACTGTGTAATCTACCCCTTCTGTCAATTCTGTTCCATCGACAAATACCATAAGGGTGCCCGTACCGATTATGGAATAGACAAGTGTTATCCCATCTGACGTTTCGAACATTATACCTGAGTCATCTGCTAAACTAGCAGCTGGAATAATAACCTTTTGGGGATAGACCTTGGTAGTGGTAGACATCACTCCCGATATAGCTGGGATACTAATTCCCAAACTTGTTGGAAACCCCAGTAACTTCAAGAAGTTACACCATGTGAATGTGAGAAATGAAAATATCTTTCCCAAACCAATGGCGGAAAAGAACTTCTTAACTATGTTAACCCATTCAAAAAGTAACTTCTTCTGCCAGTTCTGACAGAAATCTTGTAACGCCATTTTCATCTCTACAACTTTCTCTTCAAGACAATTAACTGTGGTGTCTATCTTACCACCAATGATAGCAGATATGTTAAATCCAAACACACTAAGTTTCTCTATTGCATCTGTGATCTTTGTATTTATCGCTGACAATTCGGACTTAAGTTTTTCCCTAACATCAAAATCTTTTGCGTCTTGCAACTTTTTCATTAACTTATCTCTTTGAGATACAAATGATTTGATAGCTGCATCGACCAAGGCACCCACATCTGGCATAGTGAACAACGAGATTAGTGAAGGAAGTCCTAAAGCATCCCAAATCACATCGAACTTTTTAATCAATTTACCAAACACTGCATGGATACCACCTGTTAGGAATGCTTGTATCTCAGTCTTGATATACTGCCATGTCATCTTAGCTTTCCAGTCATTACAGATAACACCAAACTTACCATCGAACCCCCTCAATGAAGCGGGAATGAGTGCAAAGAACTTGTCAACATTAGCAGCGATCTGTGCCTTTATCTTTGTTTGCTCTGCAGCAGTAAATAGTTTTACAATGTTTATACTGATACCGAGAATTGTCACATTAAGATTAATTGGTATAATCTTAGTAATTAACTCTGCAATCTTTGTGGGAATGTATATATGAAACTCTTGAATCAGTTCTGTAATAGCATCGTTAATCTCTTTCTGCCAATTACGAACTGATTGTTTCTGCCACCAAGGTGACAGCAATGATTGAAGTCTGTCCATCAATGCTTCGATAGTTTTTATGATATCTTCTATCTGTGCCTTGACCTCTGCTGTTATCTCACTACCCAACTTAGCCATCTCAACTTTTAACTGACTTGGTATTTGGGCTATTTTATTCAGAGCATTAACCAAATCCTCTTTGGTTGGTAGTGAAAATATATCATCGCCAGGGCAAGGAAGACTACTTGGTATTTGTACTGTAAATGCCATTATGAGTTCAACTTTATCTCTGTTGCATTAAGATCAATCAGAGGCGCTACAACTGTAATAGCTTTACTACCTGTAATATCAGTAGTGCCTGCAACATCCATAGTAGCATTTCCTGTGATATCTGCTTTTAGGTTTCCACCCACAGACACAGTAGCATCACCACCAATAACCACGTTAACCTTTCCACCGATCCATATTGAATCGTCCTTGCAAATTACAGTATAGTTATCGTTTACAACTCTAGTTACCATACTTCCATCAGGATGTATCTCTTGAAAGGTTCCCGATCTGTGTTCAATTGCAACTCTCTCTACGCCTGGAGTATCGTCTAGTTCTAATATGTGTCCTGACTCAGTCTCCAAAACTTTATTGAACGGGTATATTGGTTTTGCTTTGGATTTGATGCCGTTGGTTGCAGTGGTATCCCTACGATCATATGGTTCGTCACCTGTCGCATACTTGGATGTGTCTGTTGCATCAGTCCATAGCGGATAGAATGGTAGTTTAGCAGCTGTTAATGTCTGTTCAGTAATCGTAGAACCAGTTCCATCAGCATTGACTGTGAGTGATTCAGGTTTCTTGGGGTATTCGTCCATCCCCTTATCAATACCAAAATTTCTATTGGGTGCTTGTTTCGGAGATACACCATCGGGCGTATTCTCGTAATCGGCTTTAGTTAATCTACGTGGATCATTAAATCCCTTATCGGGCGTTCTCTTTAAGAGTTCATCTGTAATAGTTTCATGGTAACCTTCTGCTGGAACTCCAGCTATTGAACCAAGGACAACGAAATCTTGTTGGATTTTATCATCTCTGAAGAACCCCACAACTGTAGACCCTTCGATCAATCCATGTTGTGTACCTATTCCTGATAGTCCAGCTGATGTCGTTGGTAACACCACTGTTGACCATGGTAGATCAGGTGTGGAGATTAATTGCTTATCGTCTGTGTGTAATCCATGCACACGTACACGTACTCTTCCAACCTGTAGTGGATCATTCCTGTCTTCAACTATACCGTGATGTATATTCATATTAATATTCCTCTGGCGCTTCCATACCAGCTTGTGGGTTGGCCGATGATATGTCGACTGCAAAACTTTCTTTTACGCACTCTATATTAAGTACTCCAGCAGACTGGGTGGCATCTCCATCCATACATAGATCGGTTATTAGATACCTATTGTCGTTGACTAAATCCTCTAGTCCAGCGCTTCCAGCTACTTGAGGTTCGGGCAACTTTAAGATGATGATAGTCCCAACACTTATATCAGTTCTGAAAGGGATTGTCACCACAATCTTATGTTGTTGTAATATCTCAAGCAATGCATTTCGTTCCAACTTAGCATTATCTTTATTGGACATGCCCACAAAGGCCTCAGCTGCTGTATGGTCAGAAGCATTGTCGAACACATGTGTAGTAGTGTAATCATATAACACTATGGAATTGAACTCTTTGTTTGGTGCGAGGTCTACACCAATTTCCGTAACCTGTGGCGATATTGTCTTCTCGACCAAATCTTCCGTAGTTAAAAACCTCTCTTGATAATCTTTCGCACCATCTGTAAGAATCATTGGCCAATTACCCGAAACGTGTTGACCTCTCTTGAAGGTTTCTTCGATATCGTAAACAATATCTTCTTCGATCTTTCTGATTGGATCATAAACTTTCATGGAACCTGAGTATGCTCCAGCAGCAGTTCCTCTAAGTGTATCAAACACTTGCGGTTTTATGTAACTTAAAATTTGCGAATTTAATCCTTCAGGTGAGTTGATGTCCGCTTCAGCTGTGTCGAGATTCTCTCCCCTAGGTCTGAATGAAAATGCTACAGGAAATTCTTGTTGCATCATAGTGTCAATAGACTTGAACTTGTACTTACCATTAAGTGTCTGATAGAAGAACATACCGTTCTTATATGCAGCCTTCGTCCCAATGTTAGCATTGTTAACAACAAAATCTATAAACTTGGATATCTTCCAATTAGGAACAATCATTTGGTGATTTTCGGGAACAGTTGATTCCCATTGATCAAATTCACTAGGTGGTATCTTAGCATCCTCGACTAATATGTTTTGCAGCATCTTATCGTATGACCCCCTAAGAACCTTGCTAACTCTCTTTCTCTCACAAGAAAACATGTGGGGATCACATAAGTTTAATACATATGCTTGAGTTGTATCATTCAAACGTTTTACACTTCCTGCTTTATACACTCTAAACACTTTATCAACGGAATCTAAATTATCAGCCTTTTCGCCTATCCCCACCTTCATTTTAACTGCGATACGAACATACTCTTGACCAGTAAATCTAAAGTTCTTAATTAGATTGAGACCATCAATGAAGTGTATTTCAGCAGTACAGTATTTCTTGAATATAGATTCGTACATTCTAAACCCAGTGATGAGCTTACTGATCTCCACAGATTCTTTATGTTGGTTGGTGAGTGATATAGATGTTATAAAAAATTCACCCGCTTTGCGGTTTTCCATCGGTTATGTACCCATCATTAGTTTTTCATACTGGGACACTACAGTGTTGATATATTGTGGTTTGATTATCTTGATATTACGTTTCTTCTCATTGATCGCATCTTCATACAAGTATGTGGATACTGAAGTGTATCCTGCTGTCACAACATTGGTCTTCACGCCACTAGTGTTCTCATAGTGATGGATAGCGTCCCTAGGTTGCAATACAGATTGTATCTCAAAAGACTTGGTTGAAACCTCTACATATCTTTTGGTAACGGTATGCTTCTGATACTTACTACAAGTAACATTTTGACCAGCAGTCCAAACTCCAGTTTCAGGATGTGAAACTAACATGCGTTTATTGAGAGGATCAACATCAAGAACGTGACTCTGAACTCCATCCGTCTGCGTTACAAGTTCGCCCAATTCAAATTTATTGAGAGATGTTATATTCCCCTGTCCATCTGTGTTGGGAGCTCCAAGAATATCAGTGGAGTTAGACGAAGTTAGATACACTCCACCATACTTACTGTCCAAATAATTTTCAAAGGTATCTCTGTCCATCCACCAGTCATAATAATTATCAAATTCATTGACTAAGAATAGTGTCCAGTGTAAATCACCACTACCATATAACTTAGTCGTAACCACATCAGGCCTGTCGCCATCTTGTAACTCATAATAGTCATAGTCAATAACTGAGTTGAGAGCTTTAATGTCAACTTTCGCCTTGCGGAAAAAATCTTTGATGTGTACAACTTTACCATTCGGTAGTTGATATTGTATTGTTGGAAAATTTTTAAATAGTTGTGATGACATTAGATGCTCCCTCCTCGTTTAGGCCCGGCAGTACCCTTCTTCTTCTTCTCTTCTGCTTTGTTCTTCCTCTCCTCAGCGCCAGTGTCCCTTGAATCTAAGATACTTTTAGCACCACCCTGCTTTCTCAACTTAGAGGAGATTTCTTTATGTGGATTGTCTTTATGCACAGCGTAAGGCGATACTTTCTGATAGTTCTCTTGTGATAACACTTTAATTTCTTGTGTCGTGATCGATATCTTCATCTCCAAGGGAGTTCCGTCCCAAAATGTCTCTACACTAGAATCACCACCGTATACGACATCACACTGTGTAATTACACTTGGTAGAAATGAATCCATCGCACTAGCAATTGGGCCTTCCCAATCCATGTCAACAATGTTTGGATAGTTAAAGTAGTTTTCTATCTGTGAGTTCTCACCTGAACCAAATGTATCAGGTAACATTGCAGTTCGTAATGTCCAAATAATCTGTTTACATACGTCAGCCTCTTTCTGCGACTTAGGTTTCATGTGGAACTCAAAGGAGAAACTTCTGAAACCTAATCCTTGTAACATCTGTTCCTTCATCGGGTTGACTGCTTGACCTTGTGCAAAGTTCAGTATATCTCCTGTCATTTTGTTTACCATTGACTGCAATCCTGCTTGTAAGACCGCACTTATGTCACCAGCGGTAATATCAGTCATACCATTTAACATCAGCTGTTTTACTGTTCCAATTTCCTTTTCTGAGTATTGTACAGAAGCGCTGTTATTCATTCCATGCGGAACGTACATGTATATGTCTGTATCACCTTCAGATAATAAATTGAGACTGTTACCCTGTCCTGAGTGTTGTTTTCTTGGTCGTATTCTCATGTGTAAATAATTAGGAAGTGTTTCTAACGGGTATTGCAATTCATGACCCACAGGTTTTTTTGGTCGTTTAGCAGCCGCAATGGATTTCATTTTGTTAGCTGCGTCCTCATCTTGGTTGAGTCTACTACGTCTTCCCTCTAGAATTTCTCGTTCTGTATCTGCTTGGGATTTCAGGGCATCGTAGTTCGATAGGTCGGATACTACTGATCTATAGTCTGTATTTGTTATCTTTGCCTTGATACCCTTGACCGAACTGAGGGCTCCTAGTGCTTGATTGACCTTTGATAGGATTTTGTTTAGTGACGCCATGTATAAATACCTTATATTATTCTTTACTGATTACATCTATTTATGTCTTACAGCGGCCGGTATAAACCGAAAAACTATTTAAAATATCTTGGCGACCCCACAAAGATCGTTTATCGCTCACTATGGGAGAGAAGATTCATGGAATACTGTGACAAAAATTCTAATATTCTCAAATGGGGTAGTGAAGAAGTTATAATCCCCTACATTTCTCCCATTGACAAGAAGGTACATCGATACTTCCCCGACTTCTTCATCACATACAAGAACACTGCTGGTGTTATCATGCATGAAATTGTTGAAGTCAAACCTAAGAAACAAACCAAACCTCCTAAAGAACCTAAACGAAAATCGAAAAGATACATTGGCGAGGTAGCAACATACCTTGTCAACCAAGCAAAGTTCAAAGCAGCTGAAGAATATTGCAAGGATCGTAAATATAAGTTCAGAATTTTAACTGAAGACCATTTGACTTAGTATAAATAGATGTATGGCATCTATTCTTAGTAATTACGCATCGCTCAAACCCCAAGAAATAGCAGAGCATACAGAAGAAGCTACGAATTGGTACAGACAAAATTTACGTACTTTAAAGGTTAACCCAAAGAGTCTTCGTAAAGAGGGTTCGCCTGTAGTGAAACCTATACTGGGAAGTATGGTGATCTTCAATTATAGTGCAAAGGGGTTTGACACTCTGCCATATTGGGACAGATATCCTGTAGTAATACCCATAGAACCTAGACAGAATGGGTTCTTGGGGTTGAACCTACACTACCTACCCCCTAGGTATAGAGCAGTATTGTTAACACAGTTCGCTGACTTCACTTCGGAAATTAACGAAGGTGACAGTAACACTAGATTACAGTTGACATATGACATGGTGAAATCCATATCAAGAATTAAGTGGGCAAGACCTTGTATCAAACAGTATATCACTAGTTATATACGAGGACAAATAAGAGAGATACCATTTGAACATTGGCCTGTTGTTAGTATGTTACCAACACAAAAATTTGTGGGTAATGACGGCAGACCATATGGTGCAAATACAGTGTACTCCAAATCAATTAGACAGGTAAGATAATGGCAGAACGATTACGACACGACTCAATAGACACTATTATAGGTGCTTTCAAAGCACCAGCGATGGCCAACCAATTTGAAGTTCAATTCCTTGGGCCTCAGGAACTATCGTTGAACGGTGTTAGGGTGAAGAGTGCATCTATCCCCAAACGTGAGATAGAGACCGCTGAGAAGATTACGGCTGGTAAAGCAACGCTTCTTCCTACTGGTAAAATCATGGACGGTGGTACTGCTA